CCCGCCGCCCGAGTCTGCGCCCTGATCCATGCTTGTCGTGATGCCATCCGTCGGGATGTTCGCGTCGCCGATGCCTTCCAGACCCTCAACCGCTGCTTTCGCGTCTTCCGTGATCTGGTCGGTTCCCGTCTTGACTTCCGCTTCAGCGTCGCTCACCTTCTGGCCCACACCGGACGGATCAGCATCACCGATACCTCCGACAGCTTCCTCCGCGCCGCTGGCATCCGTGACAATCTGCTCAAAGGTCGTGCCAAGACTTTCGGAAGCTGTCGCGGAAGACGTCACGACCGTCGAATTGCTTATATCCTTTTCAGCGAAAAGTCCGAAAGCTTCATCCGCATCCCGGATGATCCCGGCCAGAGACTCGACTTTCGCCACATCTGACTTTGCCGTGTCCATCTTCTGGATGGATGCATCCAGTGCGCCCCGCGCTGCCAGATTGCTCTCTTCGACGGACTGCAGGAACTTATCCAGAGCCGTCTGCTGTGGTGTGATTGCTTCCGTGATGCCGTTGATCAGGCCGGTTGCCATTTCAACAGCGCTGGTCAGCGGACCCTTGACCTTGTCGTACAGCGCGATGCCCAAGCCTTCGGCCGCGCTGTTCAGCTCTGTCAGCTTGCCGCCCAGGTTGTTCTGCATGGTGGCCGCAACTTCGGAGGCCGTGCCTTCCGAGCTGCGCAGGGCTTCCTCATATCCACCGATCTTGTCGACGCCCTCAGTCAAGACCTCATTGACCGCCTTCATGCTTCGGGCTGTGAAGGTCTGCTGCAGGGCTGCACGCTTGTCAGCGTCGCCCATGCCGTCCGTCGCGGCTTCGACATCTCGCATGATGTCTGTGAGATCGCGGAAGTTGCCCTCCTGATCCTTGACTGCGACAGAGGTGTCGCCGATCTGGATCTTGCCGTCCTTCATTTTCTGCGAGATGTCGCGCATCATCGCGGATAGCGCCGTGCCGGCTTCTGCGCCCTTTGTGCCCTGGTTGGCCATAGCCTCCAGGATGGAGGTCGTTGTCTCCATGTCCTGGCCGGACGCATGCATGTCCGCCGCGCAGTTAGAAAACGCCTCGCCAAGCTGTGCGGTTGTCGTGTTGGAGTGCGACTGCGCATATGTCAGTTCGTCGACCATGCGGCCCGCGTCGGTTGCCTGCAGGCCGAAGGCGGACAGGTAATCCGTTACCATGTCGGAGGCTTCCGCCAGATCCATCTCGGATGCCGCCGCCAGACTGACGACGCCGTCAACGGCATCGAGCATCTGCTGCGTGTCCCACCCGGCAAGGCTCATGTAAGAAAAAGCCTCTGCGACCTCTGTCGCGCTGAACCGTGTGGAGCCGCCCAGCTCCCGCGCCTTGTCGGATATCTGCTGCAGCTGGGAACCGGATGCACCGGAAAGCGCCTGTACTTTTGACATGGCGCTTTCGAACTCACTGCCAACTTTTACGACGTACTTCGCCGCCTCGACAGCTTTGTCCTTCAGGCCCATGATGGCATCACCGGCAAGGTCGATGCCTTTGATTGCAAGGGCCTGCGGGATGGATGAGATGAAATTCTTAAGGCCAGAGCCGCTCTCTTTGGCGTCTTCCCCGGCATCATCCATCGAGTCGCCTAACCGGTCGATGGCGTTGCTGGCACGGTCTGCAGCTGCCTGCAGATCCCGCATCTCCGACTCGTTTCTGTTCAGCGCGTCCGTGTTGCGCTTGACGGATGTCTCTGCCTTCGCGACTTTAGAATCCCAGGAAGACAGCCGGCCTTCTGCCCGCAGGTAGTTGGTCGTCTGCTTATCGACAGCCTTTGCCAGGCTCTCGACGGCTTTCTCCTGGTCAGCGTATCCTTTCGGATCGGTTGCCTTGTCCATCTTGGACAGCGCTTTCTCTGCGTCTTCGAGTTCTTGCTGCAGCTTCTCCAGAGCATCGGCCTGCTCTTTGTAAGCTTTCTTTGCGTTGCTCTGTCCGGTCTTGGCTGCAGTAAGCAGCCGGTTGTATGCTTCCTGCTGCTCTTTCAAAGCCTGCTGCTGCTTTTCGAGGGCTTCAGCAGACTGTGCATTGTCTTTGTATTCGGCCTTGAGGTCTTTAAGGGCCGAATCCATTCTGCTTGCCGCCTGCTGGGCGTTTTTCATGGCCTGCGTAAATTTCTGCTCCCCGTCCAGCGCAAGCACTACACCGATTTTCGGCATGATGAAAACCTCCTGGCATCAAAAAACGCCTGCCGAAGCAGACGTCATATAAAAAAGTCTTGGATCACGGCAGATCACTGATGCTTCCGCCGCCCTTGCCGGGCTTTTTGTTAAACCCGTTGATATCCTCGAACTCATCGAAGATCAAAAAGAATTTTTTCGGGGTCATCCGGAAGACCTCAGTCTCCGTGTATCCTAGCTTGGTTGTGCCTATATAAAGGAGCCGGGCGATGTTCATCCGCTCCGGCTCATCGCGTTTGGGTCCTGTCCCTCATCAGCCTCCGGGAAGGAATAGCCGTAGGCCTGCATGACAGCCCGAGCAAGCCTCCCGGTGTCGCGGACGTCAACAGACCACTTAATCTCTTCTTCAGTGATTGCCGGTTCGTTCTTCCCCTCCGTGTAATTCCGGGCAGCGATCTCATCGTTGATGAGAGCCGTCAGGACATAACTCAAAACTTTGTATACCTTCCGTTCGTCCGTGAGCATTTCCATCACGGACTCGACAGGCAGGTCGTAATGATCTTCCAGGTCATCCACGACCGCCAGCGTGAAGAGAAGATGTCTCTCCACACCGGCGACTTCGCACGAAATCCCTTTAGGCCGAAGTATACTCATGCTTGTTCCTCCCACAGGTTACTTATGCTGCCGCTTCCTGCGCCGCCAGGAATGCAGAGACAACTTCGTCATGCGTTGTAGCGGTAATCGCTGCATACTGACGATGCACGGCAATCGCCTTAATCTCCGCGACAGACATCACATCCAGCTCAGCCTCTGTGTAGGTATGATCATCAGCCGCGCTGATATTGACCAGCCCGTTCAGCCATTCCTTTGCAGCTGCCAGAGTTGAGAATCTCTTGGTCTCTTTCCACGAACCGTCAGCCAGCACGAAGATCTTACCTTCAACCGTGATATGATTGAATGTGGTGTTCTCCTGCTTAGTGGTGTTCTCATCATTCGGCTCAGAGAACTGAACCTTTTTGTAGAACTTGGCTACATAACTGGCACCTTCTCTTCCGATCGCGCCGGTACCGACGTACGGTGCAATATCATTCGCGTTATGCTCGATAACACCGTCTGTGATTGTATGCCCGAGCAGCATCGTGTAGATGTCTTCGGACTCATTGTTGAATTCTACAGACAGGGTGCCGCCTGTAACAGATATGTCTGCTTCTACCGCACGGTTGTCGCCGTAGTCTGTGACATCTGTCTTTGCCGGTGTACCGTTGTATCCGGCAACAGGAGACAGATAACGACCGGAACTGTAAGTCCCGGCAGTTTCGTTTAAGATACCAAAGACGGCGTATTCAATACCTTTCTTTGCCATGATAATTCCTCCTATAACTTTTGTAGGTGAGCAGCGGGATCAGGTTGTGTGTCCCGCCGGTTCTTTGTTTATTCGGCTTTCATTTCAGCCTTTATTACTTCTTCCATGATCTTCACGCATGGGCCTTCAGCTGCAGCAGCTGCTCTGGCACGCCAGGGCCTTGCCGGGAGTGTCGGGGTACCATACTCCAAGAATGCCGCTTTCGCGCCGTTGCGGGTTCCGTTTGCATCTCGACCTGTAGGCCTGACAACGGAGTAAGCCCCGTAAGAGTTGACCTTTGTGCTAGTTGCTTGGATGGATGCAGCGACCGATCCGCTGGACCTGGGCCCATATTCGGATGATGCGACGGCGGATCTGGTAGACTCAAGCACAATGCTCTTCGCTCTGTCAACCGCCTTCTTTGCGATCTCATATACGTCGGCCTTTTTGCTCAGCTTATCGAGCTGTTTCAGGACTTCCTCCATCCCGGTCACGTTAAGGCTTGCCATGCTATCACCTCTCCATCAGGCAGGACAGACATACGTGTGTGTAGCCTGTTCCTGCCTGGTTCTTAGATCCTTCAGTGGACTGATATTCGTGAAACGGGATCTCCGTCACGGTGATGCCGGCATCGTGCAGCGCGGACCTGATGTCCTCCACTGCGCTCAGATAATCTGCAATGCCTTTGGCATACCAGTGAATCTGCATGTGATATGCCCAGTCCTGATCCAGATTGTCGCCTTGATCCGACGTCACAAGCTCCGGATTGTACACGATGAACTGGTCCGGATCTTCCGTCGGCGGCTTGGTCAGCGGCCAGATCGCGCCTGATACCAGATCCGACAAAGCGGCTTCAATCCTCTGATTGACACTCATTCCGACCACCTCACTTGCAGATTAATTCGATCATGGATTTGTCGTTTCGATAGGTGCGGACGATATCATATTCCGCACCATCGTAAACCACTTTGGTTGCATACGCTTTTCTGCCGTTGGCCTGCGTATGCTCGGTCAAGTTGAAATCTTCCTGCCTGATCTCAAGGACCAGGCTGATCGTCAGGCCTGACCGGAGCGCTTCGTAAAACTCCATCCGGGTGACTGCCTTCTCCCGGCAGAACACCGTTGTACTGTTCCGGGACTCGACCG